GCGCTAAGGCTAATTTGCAAAAATGAAAGTTACTCATGTTTGCTTGTAAATGAATTTTAATACCTCCCCTCCAATACCTGTGTATCATGGAAAGTAATTGAGGGATATTCGTAAATGTACTACTTTTAATCGTCTCAGAAAATGCATTGACATAACTAGTAGAATCGAATTGCTGAGCTGGTGTAATGGGTCTAGACCAGCAAAGGGTACCAGAGGGATCTGTGGTTTTCACAACGAAAGTCCCCAAATATTGCGGTTTCGTACCTAAATATTTTATATCCATTTCATCTTGAGAAGTCTCAAATATAAAATCTTTAACAACTCTATCATAATTCGCGAAATTGTCCATCTTATCAAATCTGACAGGAACATCTGTAGTATTCGCAACATTTCTACTCTGTACATAAGTTTTTGATTGTAGCATAGGATAATTAGGAGAATGGAGACCAGTATACTGCCTGATCCCAGATCTAGCTGCATCAAGTAAATCTCCCGAAAGTCTTCTAACCGTGGAAAAAACACCATCTATTGCTCTAGTTCCGGCTACCTTCATATCATCAATAAAACCTTGTGGTTCTAAATCTGCTGGAGGATCTGGGATGGGGACATATGATACATCTGTATGCGGTGCATAAAATTCCATATCATCAAAAACCACATGCATAGAAATACTAACAGATGTAGACCCACTAGTTGGAGCAATAAGAGGGTTCAAAACCATCATCACTACCTCAGAATAATCCGTTCCAGTGAAATTCAAATTATAAGTAGTTCTATCCAAATCCGTTTTATCTAACAGACTATTGACATAAAATGGAACTCTTAGACGCGCTGAAGTCTGTTCATTAGCGTTTAAAAATACATGAGGAGCAGCCATAAGCGAGTTTACAAGTTGCTTAGATCCTACTGAAAGAGGATCAGATGCGTATCCTACAGGCATCGCTGCCGCTAGCACTATACCTTGGTGCATGGGTGTGCCAGCTACCTGCAATAGGACCGACATCTTAGCCCTATATAGTGTTGATGATTCGAAAGGAATTTTTGCTAATGCATTGTTAAAAATATCAAGAGGAATTCTTGTTACATCTAGCAATGAAAATTGCGTCCCTGTGGTATTCCACGTTATATTTTTAATAAAATAAGGCTTATTTAAAATTCTAGAAAAATCCATTTTAAGGGCTGGATCAACACTTGTTATCCTATATTTCTTATCATATAAAAAATCAGATTCTATAGCAGAACGAGTTCTAACTTGTGAATAAAAATTTGAGGTTATG